TCTATTAGCGTCGCTCCAAGGCTTACCTTGGAAGACCATCTTCTTAACGATCTCCAAGAACTCTCCAGACTCAGCAGCAAGGCCAACACCAGAAGTGGTAAGACGTTCAATATTGGCACCCTCTCGGTCAAGTTCACCCAGACGGTCAGCAAGACTGACAAAATCCTTAGAACTACTGCTTGTGACAGCATCCACGAAATGAGAGTACTTATCAAAGTCAACATGATTATTCATACATTCCACTCAGCAAATTTAGATAAACGATTTTGTGTTTCAGAGAACTGAGGCATCTCTTCTTCCTTTTCATCCATTACGGATGTACTATCAGCAACATCATACAACCTCATCTTGGATCTGTCAATACCTATCATAAATTTTCTGGTATTAGTGGGATCGTTGTACCTGTTTTTGAGTTGTTTAACCATGATGCGACCCTGTTGCTCCAACTCCTCAGTGGATATAAGGGCAAACATAAGATCAGCAGTGGCAGGTAAGCCAAAAGACTCAGAAGTATCGGTAAGATCAGGATCACTACTCCCAAAACCAGAACGAGTAGTCTGTGTAGCTGAAACAATAGGTACGTTATTTTCCACAGCAAGACCCCTGAGTTCCTCAGCAATCGCCTTGACATACGTGTACGAATTAACAATCGCACCTTTGTACCTCGCACTTGCACATATATTTAAGTAATCTATGAATATTATATCAGGTTTGAAGTCTTTTTTCAAGCCCAAATCTGATAAAAGTGCCTTGAAATGTCCAGCATGTGCTGATGCAGTAGGATATTCTTTGATAATCAACTTACCCTGTGTCTTCCTAGCAATCTCATTAACCTTACTATTATACAACACTTCTGGTAATTCTGCAATGTCTCTGATATTACAATTTAAAAGATTTGCGTCAATTCGTTCAGCAATTTTCTCCTCTGCCATTTCACATGTAATGTAGAGAACGTTCTTGCCCTCTGTGAGACAGGAACTAGCCACATGGCACATGAATAAACTTTTCCCGACACCTGTACCAGCAAGAGCGATGTTGAGAGTCTTATTAGGGAGACCACCCTTTGTAATATAGTTAAACTTCTCCAGATCAAAGGGGATTTTTTCCTCTGTTCTGTGGTAGAACTCGTATCTATCTTTAGACTGTTCAATGTAATCATGTCCTATGTGTTCATCAAAAGAGACAGCCAAAGCTTCCTGAAGGATACTAGGGATAGCACCCTTGTCTAGCTTGCTGTCTCCACCGTCAGCAATCTTAATTGATTGCATCAGAGCAAGGTATATAGCACGATCTTGACACCACTTTTCTGTAGCATCAACTACCCATTCCTTATCAACCCAGTCATCACTATAGTTTTTAATTTCATTAAGACTTTGTTGAAATGTTTCGTCTGTCAGGTCATTACGATTTTGTAAATTTATATTTAAAACTTCTTTGGTTGGAGTCTTGTCATACTTAGTGGAGAAATCCAGTATCTCCTCAAATATAACCCTTTCATGAAGTTCAATAAAATAATCTGCCTTTACAAATGGGACTACCTTACGATAGAACTCCTCATCATATATTAGATTCCTTAGAATCGTTTCCTCAATGCGTTCAGTCATTCAAATTTCAACCTCGCAAATGATTTTTCACTGAGTCTCTTCTGTATCAGTTTACCATACTCTTCATGTAGTTCGCAACCAATATAATGCCTTCCTAACGATTTTGAAACAACTGCTGTTGTTCCAGAACCCATGAAAGGATCCAATACTATATCACCTTCTTCACTACCTGCCTTTATACATGGTTCAATTAGGTCAGGTGGGAACACTGCAAAGTGTGATCCCTTATATGGTTTGTTAGTTACTGACCAGACAGATCGTTTATTTTTTGTTGGATATGATTTCTCAAGGCCTGAATGCGGTTGGAGTCCTGTTCCTTCGTTGTGGTATTTTCCTTTGCTTCTGTCTCTTGTACCCCAGTCTTTTGCTGGTTCTTTAATTGCTTCATTGTTATAAAAATACTTCTTACTCTTACTCAACAGGAAGATATATTCATGTGACTTAGTACATCTATCCCTAACCGACTCTGGCATTGGATTAGGCTTGTGCCATATAATATCCTGCCTTAGATACCATCCATCAGCACGTAATGCAAATGCTAACATCCAAGGTATACCAATTAGATCCTTATCTTTATATCCTACAAGCTTATTGGATCTACGTGGTGTCTGTACTGGTAGATCTTGTCTGTTCTGAGAGAATGTTTGTTTAGGTATACAACCATCTTTTCTGTAGTTGTAATAACTATCACCTATGTTTAACCATAGTGTACCATCATCAGTCAGTACATCACGTACCTTCCTGAATACATCTACCATCTCTTCAACATATTCTTCAGGACTTTGCTCTTGTCCTATCTGAGAATCTTCACCACCATAGTCTCTCAACCCATAGTAAGGTGGTGATGTAACACACATCCTTGCACTATTAGGAAGAAATGCACATAGTGTTTCACGGCAGTCGCCAAATAAAATTGTGTCCTTCATTAACGCTTGTTAAAGCTTTTGTCACGTATGGAATACTCTTCGTACTTGAACGTAACGTCAGCAGTTAGATAATCTATATCCCCTACTGTAGCATCAAATGGCACTCCTGACAAGCTTACAGGAAATAAATTGGTAAAACTTATTACATGATTTAGATTACTGTGGGAGGTTAGTATCTCTAATAGACCATCAGAATATACATCTTCTCTAGTACCTCTTCCATCAACAACACCAAACTCACGTATCCAATTGTGAATGGAAGTGTAGTTTACTAGGTCTTCATCAATAATAAACCTAACATTTAGATCTCCAAAGTTTGCTCCACCACTTGCTGCTATAGGAACTCTCCTATATGGTGTATCAACCTCTGCAAAAGGAGTTGAAAAATCTGGTATAGATGCAGTCTGACAAAAGAAATCTACACCACCAAACAATTCAAGATCCAACTTAAATCCTATTGGTGATAAAAAATTTCTATTTTTAGGTTGCTCGTTATACCATTCAGCAGCCATGTCAACTTCCCAAGCTATATCTTATTTAGTATACCACCAGTATGGACCTTCTCCTGGACCTCCACTGTAATCATCATCGTCATCATCATCCCATGTGATGTTAATCTTTGGTGGTTTCTTCTTCTTCCAACTATTAACAGCAATAACTGAAGCAATGGTAGCAGCAGATACTATAGGTGAAGCGAAGAGTAGTATCTTCTGTAACATTAGTAATGGTATTCGTCTAGTATGTCCAATGCACTATTTAGAGCCTGTTGTGCTGCCCATCTTTCTGTAGGTGTCCACTTAGGCCAAGCATTCTTATTATCTATATCTTTTTTTAGTTTCAACAATCGTGCTGTCATGTCAACTTTGGATAATCTTCCGTTCATATTCAGCCAACTGTTATACCATATTATACTCTATTTAATAAAAAAAGGGAACCCGAAGGTTCCCTTTGATTTGATATCGTGACCGTAGATCACATAAGGTTTTCAACCTTAACACGGCGGTAGTACTGGTTGAGGTTAGCACCAAGATCCGCAGCATCAGGATTACCGTTTGCTTTGCGAACGAATGGGTTAGCAACCATACCATAACGTGTCTTAAATCCAATTTTGGGCTGGAATGTATCTGGACCAATGGATCTGACCATCTGTAGGGGAACGTAAGGACAGTAGAATAGTCCAGCGTCATAAGGAGAAGAACCCTTATAACCTACAACATAGTAATGAGAGTTAGATACGTTAGCAGAATAAGGATCAACGTAGACCTTAATACGTCCGTTAATTGTACCAACCAATAGGTTTCCAGTATCATCAACATCACCGATGGAAGGACCACCAGCACCTTGAAGACCTGAAGAGTAGTCTAGTGTACCAGACATAGCAAGAGCAGAAGCGACATCAGCAGATGTGATGATGAAGTTGCCCTTTCCTCTACGTGTTTGCTGTGCAATTGCGTTGGCATCTCTTTCGATCTGGAAGAGTAGTCCCTTGAACTTCTCAACTGACCAACGACCATTACTGTCAACATCAAGGTCGAATATACCTGAAGTTGCGGTGTTAGCAGTAGCACCATTAACAGCAACCTTGTAGATTGTTCTGATAACTTCTCTGTTGATCTCAGCAAGTATCTCTGTTGAAAGGATATTTGCTAATTCAGCTTCAGCGTTCAATCCGTGGATTGCCTTAAGGTCTTGAGCAAGTTCTAAACTGTACTCTGCCTTTAGTGCTCTGGACTTAGCAGTAACTGTAACTTTCTCGATTGAGAATGCCATCTCGTTGAAAGCATCTCCACCAGTACCATCAAGCTTTTCAGCGTTGTCGGTACGCATACCCTGACCTACATCGTAGGCAGTGTTAGTTGCAGTAGCAGTTGGGCTTAATACTCCTGGGTTAGTACCAGACTGGGCAGTTGTACCCATACCAGTTGCTGCACCAGACCAACCTTGTGTAAGGTTAAATCCTGCGTCCTGACCAGAGAATGCAGAGTCTACTTCGTTGTAGAATGTCTCTGTACCACCCTGAGTCTTGTACTTAGAACGCATTGCGAAGATGAGTCCAGTAGGACCACTCATTGGTTGAACACCAGCAAGATCATATGCGATCAAGTTTGGCATTGCACGTCTAATCAAAGAGATTAGAACGGGGTCGAAACCAGCAACTGTCTGACCGCCTGAACTGGTGTAACCACCATTACCAACACTGTTTGTTGGTTGCTCAGTCAGCATTGTGCTGCCGTTTTCAAAAGCTTGTTGTTCCTTAAGGAACTTTTCTTGGTTTTCTAACAGGACTGCGGTTACCGCACGACGATGAGAATCTTTTATTTTTTCA